TCTGCAAGTGGCGTATCCGAGTTCGTCTGTTACGCTTCGTTTACTGGATTCTCCGGGGTTCGGAGGTAACTATAATATCTCACCTGTGGCAGATAGGCTTACTATTATGTCGCACGGCGGAACCCAGTTTACACTTGACACTGAATTAAGGGTAGACGAGGCAGTAGCTAGTACGTTGTCTGTTACCTTAACTAATGTGGTTATTACAGTAGTTTATGAGCAAGCTACAGCCACGTCTTCACATAGTGGTGGAAGCTTTGCAGGAACTGACTCTATTCTCACTATTACAGCCACAGGTGCGTCTGCAGCTAGCGGAAGTAACGGGAGTGATGATTCTCAATACGGTTCCTCTGGTAGCAACGGAAGCGACGGCGAGTATCCAGGTGATGGCAGTGCCGGAGGTAGTGCGTATGTTGCCACAGGTGGAGCAGGTTCAACAGGTCCAGATGGTGGATACGGTTATAATATATCAGTTAGTGGAAGCATTGAAGTTCCTACTTGTACACTTACTGGCGGCGCGGGTGGAAACGGTGGAAGTGGTGGATCTGCTCTTTCAGCTGGAGGATCTGGTGGCAACGGTGGGAATGCTACTGGTTCTAGCGATGCTAACGGTGGTAACGGTGGAAATGGAGGTAGTGGCGACACGGCTACTGCAGGAAACGGAGGTAATGGTGGCGCTGGGGGTGACGGAGGTGACCTGACTCTATCCATAGGTGCGACAAATACAACTTTTTCCTCTGCTGGAGGCGCAGCGGGTAGCGGAGGCTCGGCGGGTTCAACTTACATCTCTTACGGCGGTTCCGGTGGCACCGGAGGTAATGGATGGGGAACTGGTTCTTCCGGTAGTTCAGGGACAAGCGGGTCTAATGGTTCAGCCTATTCTGGTTCTGCCGGTTCAAGTGGAACTAGTGGTTCAAGTGGTTCTGTTTATTCAATCTAACATTATGAAAGAAAAACTAAAAACAATACCGTTGCAACAGATTATAGTTGCGATGTTAACGGCGGCCCTGACTATTCTGGGTCCGCATTTGGGGTTGGAAGAAATTACAACCTGGGTGATCGCTGCTATCTCTGGATCGTATATCGGTGCGCAGGGATTGGCTTCGGTAGGGAGTCAGCAGAGCTTGAACTCGTTAGACCTTTTTAAGTCCAACAAGTTCTTCGTTACTATGCTGACCATTGTGCTGACGCCGATACTGACGAAGATAGGACTGGGTAGTCAGGTGTCAGTGGTGATCGGGATCTTGGTGTCGGTGTATAACCTGACAAAAGGAGGCCAAGACATGGTGGCTCCTTTGTCTCCGAAATACTTAACTAATGAGGTGCTGATTGCGAAGGGGTTCTCGAATCGAGACTACGACAAACAGAACGAAGGGCTGGAAACGATCTTACCTGAAGGGGTGGTGTTTCATCACACGGAATTACCTCTGGGTGAATCGGTTCAACAGTGTCTAGATTCGCAATACGCCAAGTACCATATGATCATCGGACCGGATGGGACTCGTCATTGTTTTCATCCGTTCAGCGTAAAGGTAGAGCACTGTGGGCCTTCTTCGCTATTCGGTCGTCAGAACTGTAACGACTTCCTAATCGGCATCGCTTTCACGGGACAACCGGGCTTTCCTCTTAATGACCTTGAAATGACCAGTGCTGCTCAAGTTCTTGAACGCACCAAGTCTACTTATCACAAATGGAACGACGCGTTTATTACTACTCACCGCCTAGTTGAATTCGGTGCAACTGACTTAACTGATTCACAATGGACTCAATTACAGCACGCGTTAAGTTAAAGCCTGAACGGATGGATTCGAAGACAACACTAATTCTAATCCTTGGTGGCTTAGCAGGAAACCTAGTCAGCTTCTGGCTTGAGCCACCGCATACACGCAAATCATGGCTGATAAGGACTTTGGTTGGTATCCTGGCTTCGATCTTCCTGGGACAAATCGTTGGTTATCTGATAATCCAAATCCTTCGTATCGAAGACCCGGCTAGCCAGGCAGCAACGATTGCTTCCTGCGGGTTCACAATTGGAACCGTCACAAGCCAAGTAGTTAATTACTTTCTTTCACGTAAATGACAAATCAAGACTTATTCATGTTGACTCCCGAAGAACGGGAAGAACTTCGGAAGCGCGAAGCTGAGTTAGATCGCGTTGGACCTGTAGGAGAATACGGTCCTGTAGGTCCACCAGGTTGCCCTGGTGTTCAAGGACCTGAAGCTCCTCACGGAGTATGGGTTTCTCAAATGAGGAGCTCTAAGTTTAAGCATGACTATGAAGGAATACGTACGGGTGTTCCACTTTGGTTATATATTCCTCCTTTTACAAAGTAAATGACCGACTCCATACAAGCAGAACTTCTTGACAAGAAAAGGCAGGTTGACCTGCTTAGGCGTCGTCGTGACCTTATTGAAAACAACGGTCTTGCGTTCTATCGTCCTCACGCAAAACAAGACCGCTTTCACAAAGCAGCAATTTACAAACGCCGTTACTGTCGCACAGGGAACCGTTTCGGCAAATCGGACATGGGTGCAGCAGAGGACTGTGCCTATGCCCTTGGAGAACGCATCTGGTACCCTGAAGGTTCCGTTGAACGAACCCTCGGTATTCCACGCCACTCGACAAAAGGTTGTATCATTGTCCAAGACTGGGACAAGGCCCACGAGATCTTTACTAATCCGGAGCCGGGAACTTCTCGTGGTAAGCTTTTCAAATTCCTCCCTTCCGACGCCATCGTCTCAACCAAAAAAGGACGCTCAGGTACCGGCATCGCGGAAATCGTCATCAAATCCATCCACGGAGGTCATTCAACCATCCACCTTGAAACCGTCCGTTCCTTCATGCAAAACCCCATGGGTCTGGAATCCTCTGCCTGGGACTGGATCCACATCGACGAACCCTGTCCCTACGACATGTGGATCTCCGTCTCCCGCGGTCTCGTTGACCGTGACGGTTCCGCTTGGTTCACCTGCACACCCATCACCGAGGCCTGGATCAACGACTACTTCATCCCCCGCTCCCTCACCCGCGCCACTTTCGATGAACCATTCAAGACCCAGGAAGCGTCTAAGTGGGTGATTACAGGGAGTAGTTATGATAATCCACATACGAATCAGAAGGCGTTGGATCGGTTTGCGAGTGAGCTGACGGCGGAAGAGAGGGCTTGTAGGATTGACGGGGTGCCGCTGTCACTGAGTGGATTGGTGTATAAGGATTTTGATCAGAGCCTGCATGTGTATAGAGATTGTCCGAAGGGATGGACTGATGTGCAGACTCCGCCGAAGGATTGGACGATTAGGACACTGATTGATCCGCATCCGAAGACTCCACATGCTGTGCTGCATTTTGCGACAGGGCCACTGGGGCATACGTTTATCTTTAGGGAGATGTTTAGGGCAGGGTTGATTTCAGATATAACGGAGCATATTTTGGCACAAATTGATGGTTATGCAGTTGAAGACTTTTTGGTTGATCCTATTGCTTATGTTACTAATCCGATCACAGGGACTTGTATGGCGGATGAGTTCTACGCTGCGGGATTGCCAGTTAGCCCAGCTCCGAAGGATTTGGCCTACGGGATTCTGAAGACTCAGGCGAAGTGGAGGGAGAGGGATTCGCAAGGGAATCCTACCTTGTTTGTGCATGAAGGCTGTGGGGAGTTTTTGTGGGAGATTGACAGGTATATTTGGCAACGGGAAAAGGAAACACCGGTTGATGCGAACGATCACATGATGGAGTGTTTGTATCGCGGTGTGCTGACGGGACTGGGCTTTGTGCCTAATGAGAAGAGAATTTATAAGGCGAAGCCGATGGAGATAGGGATGAAGAGTTGGAACGCAGATCGGAATTTGCTGGCTCCTCCTCAGAAAGTGAAACAATTAAAAGCACCTAGATACAGATGAAAATAGAAGAGGAAATCGTAGTTAATAAGCAGCTTAGACGTGAACTGGATCAACAAATTCAGTGTGTTAAATCTTTGCCTTCTTCAAGGGAGAGAAGTATTTGCATCACGAAGCTGCAGGAAGCTGTTATGTGGTTAGGCATGGATCTTAAGCGTATAGGGGAACTGACTGGAGTTAATTCCAATCCGTACCCTAACTCAAAAGATCCGAGTAATACTAAGATCGAACCGACGGCAGATGGGCTAAAGTTATAATCGATGAAGTCAATTAAGGATCGCCTGAAGGCGGAAGAGCAGGACGAGCTGATCGTGGAGTTAAGGGATAAAGTCATTGACCTTGTCAAGGGCTCACGTACAGACATGTCCGAGAAGTATGAGACTTGGGATAAGCACAACGATATTTATTGTGGTGTGCGTCCGTTGGATAAGGATGACCTGGAGGCGAGGGAATTGAACGAGCCGGAGAAGATGGTGGTTCCAATGAGCTTCGCCCAGATACAGACTTTCGTTGCGTTTTGCTTTATGCTTTATACACAGAACCGGAGATTCTTTGAGTTTGTACCGACTGGGAGTGAGGACGATGAGTTGGTGAAGGATTCGGAAACGATACTGGAACGGGATCTGAGACGGAACAACTGGCCCAGTAAGCTTTATCAATTGCTGTTGGATGTGCCTCGGTTCGGCCTCGGGATTCTCAAGCATTGGTGGTCAGTGGAGAAACAGTATGCTCCGGTGGTTATTGAGCCAAGTTCGACGGCTGCTGAGGGTTTCTCGTTCCAAGTTGCTGGTGGGACTGAGATGCAGGAGTTCACGAAATATGAGGGGAACAGGATTATCAACGTGAGTCCGTACAACTTCTTCCCTGACACACGGTTCCCTTTGGCTGAATGGCATAAGGGCTCGTTTGTGGCTGACGAGACCGAGTGGCATATTAATCAACTCAGGCAATGGCAACGGGACGGACTTGCCTTTGGTGTTGAGCATATCGACGTTATGGAGGAGGATGATTTCCGTAAGCGAGGCTCGACACGGCTGCAGAGCTTCTCTACCTTTATGGGTAAGGGCAAAGACCAGCAGGACAAAGACGAACAGATCGTTTGTGTGACTGAGTGTCAGTTGAAGATCGTGCCAGCTAAATACGAGCTGGGGACGGAGGACTATCCAGTTGCATACGTTGTGACTATTGCTAACGATTCGCGAGTTATCAATGTTCGCCCTTCGGGTTATCTTCACGACGAATGGACTTACGAGGTTGCTCAGTTTTCTCCTGACATGCATCAGCAAGTGTCAACCTCCCTCGCAGACACTATCTTCCCGATGCAGGAAGTTGTCAGCTACCTTATCAACTCCCGCCTAGCCAGCGTGCGGAAGTCTTTGGAAAACAACGTCATCGTCGATCCTTCTGGTGTCGATATGGCTTCTTTGGAATCCCGTTCGCCTTGGATCCTCATGAAGAAAGGAAGCCCGAAGCTCGGTGTCGAGAAATTCATTCGCCAACTCCAATTTGTCGATACTACTTCCAAACACCTCGATGACGCAAACATGATCCTGCAGCTTATGCAAGTCGTGGCTGCG